TCTTAGTATTCGAACAAAATGTAGCTGCTACAAGAAACCGTTTCTTGAGTATCGTAAATCCATATTTGGAATCAGTACAACAACGTAGCGGATTGTACGCATTCCAAGTTGTAATGGATGATACAAATAATACTCCTGACTTGGTTGATAGAAATATCCTATATGGACAAATCTATCTACAACCAACAAAGACTGCTGAATTCATCGTACTTGACTTCAACATTCTACCAACAGGCGCAACCTTCCCTAATGGTTAAACAACGCTAAACAACGAACCCCACTTAGAAATAAGTGGGGTTTTTTCTTTGTTAAATCTATTTATATTGTACGATGATTAAGCTAACTGACTTATTATTAGAAGCACAATTGCCTTCTAGTGAACAAGATATGGATTTTTATGCGAAAAAGTATAAGAAAACCATTGATTATTTAAGGAATAAGAATAAAGTACTATTATTGACTACCAGTAATAGATGGTCACAACATAAAGAAGATGTACCTAAAAGCAATCAACTAGCTACTAAAATTCAAGATTTATTGGGTAAAGAAAAGGTAACTCTTATAGACACTACCAAACTAAATATATTTCCATGTGAAGGTAATGTAAGTAGCAATAGAGAATTTGGTGGTAATCATTGTGGAACTGCAAAAGCATTATTAAAAGATAAAGAAAAGAATCCAAGTGGATATCATCGTTGTTGGGCTAGTATCAATGAAAAGAATGATGAATTGTGGAAAATAAGTAAAGAATTATTTGAAAGTGATACCGTTTTATTTTTTGCTAGTATAAGATGGGGACAAGCAAATGGTTATTATCAAAAATTAATTGAAAGATTAACTTGGATTGAAAATAGACATAGTAATTTGGGAGAAAAAAATATAGTAAAGGATATCGACGCAGGATTTATTGCGACTGGACAAAATTGGAACGGTAAAGATGTAACAGAAACGCAAAAAGAAGTGCTTCAATTTTTCGGATTCAAAACACCAAATGAATTATTTTGGAACTGGCAATTTACTGATAATACATTAGATGAAACTAATCGTTCATATAATAAAGCTATAACTGTATTTGATAAAACATTTTTAAAACCATATGACAAAGCTGAATAATTTAGAACAATTTCTGGTATCTAATATATTGATAAACGAAGCGACCCGTATAGATCATGCCGAAGATTTAATTTTTTGGGAGGGATCAAAAGGAGCGATTCGTTCCATTAAAAGTTTTATTGAATTGGAACAAGGAGGATATAAAAATGTTACAATGAAATGGGATGGTTCTCCTGCAGTTGTATTTGGTAGAAACGATGAAGGTAAATTCGTATTGACAGATAAAAGTGGATTTGTTGCCAAAGGTTATAATGGTAGACCAACTTCACCAGAAGAATTGGAACAAATGTTTTTGAATAGAGGTAAAAGTGTTAAAACCGACGAATATAGATTTTTCGTTCAAAATATGAAAAACGCATTTTCAATATTTGAATCTGCGGTTCCATCTACATTCAGAGGTTATTTTAAAGGAGATTTATTATATTTTAATACACCGTTAATTGAAAATGGACGATATGTTTTTAAACCAAATATTGTAACTTATGCAGTTGACATCAATTCTGAATTGGGAAGAAAGATTGCACAAAGTAAAGCTGCGGTTGTTGTTCATAGAGAAGTGGATAGTTTTGGAAATGAAACTGCAATTACAAATTATAATGTATTTCAAGGTAAACAATTATTAGTGATACCTCCAATATCTGTACATAATCCACCGGACGTAAATGAAAAACGATTAAAAGATATTATACTTTATATAGGTAAACATGCCAGAAATATAGATGATTTTATTAATCCTTCTAAATTAGCTAGCATGAAAATGACTAACTTTCCAGATATTTTATATAAATATTTGAACAGTAAAGTTGATACTGGATTAGTGAATATTGGTGATGATTTTCTACAATGGATCGATCAAAGTAATCTTACAGGAGCAATGAAAAAGAAAATTACTGATTATGTTAGTAGTAATCGTGACGGATTTGAATCTTTATGGAAAGTTGTTGTAGAAATAATGTCTGTAAAAGATGAAATCATCAATCAAATAGACAATCAAGATACTGAAATTAAATCATATATAGGCAATGAACCTGGAGGTGAAGGTTATGTATTTTCCCATCCAGAAGGTGACATTAAGTATGTTTCTCGTTCCAAATTTAGCGCAGCAAATAGAGCTGCACATAAACAACCAATTGATGAAGGTGGTTGGTTAAAACCAGAATTAACATCAAAGACAATTTTATCACCAGACACAATTGAAAAAGCAACTGAAAAGTTTAAGGATTTTTTAGCTGATTTGAACATGTTTTTAAGTAATGTACCATTGGCACCAATTAAAGATTATCAAATATTGGGTTCCGCAGGGTATTATAAACAAGATCAACATGATAAAAAACAAATAACTTATGGTGATATTGATGTAATGGTTGTTATACCAATTGATTCAAAAGATGATGGGGCCGATATAAAGAAAGAATATATCAAGAATGTAATTAAATTTATTGAAACTAGTGGTCAAAATTACATTGATATTGAAAGTGCAAAGAGATCTGATGGTAAACAAATTATAATTAAAATTGAAGAAGATACTTGGGTTCAATTAGATTTATTGTATACTACAAAAATATATAAAGATTGGTTTGCTACTAGATTTACTCCTGAACGAGGTATAAAAGGATTTACAATGGGTGGAATGTATTCTGCATTGGCAGAAGTTCTTAACATTAGAATTGGTGATACAGGTGTAAGAGCTAAATTTAAGGATGGTAAAATTGTATCTCCAATGTTAAGAAAAGATGTTGTAGATAAATTGATATCCAATAGTCCTCGTACATTTTTAAGAGATTTGGCAGACTTTTTGGCTGAATTGTTTAATAAAAAGATTACTGTTGTTGACCCAAATTTATCTGCACATAGTGGTGTAAATCCACACGATGTTAAATTAAAAGATTTAACCACAGGTGTTCTAGGATTTGCGAAAACTCTCGATGCAAATGGTATTCTTTCTGATTTAGGATTTGATTATGCATCATTTATCAAAGCTATAAAAGACAAATATGCTGAAAAAATGATTGAACAATATTCAAAGAAAGAAAAGAAAGCAACCACTCCAGAAACTCAAGCATCTATTGATAAAATCAAAAAACATGCTGATTTGGGAAATAAAATCGTCAATGATATATTGAAAGAATTTTTAATTACAGAAGGTGGCAATGCAGTTGCCGCAAACAGTGATTTACCAAAACAATATTTAGATTCTACTGTAAAAAATGGATTAAAAATATGGAATCTTGATTCATTGAAATATGAAATTATTGGAAATAAATCCAAACCAGTCTTGGGTGACATTGATGTTGCAGTATCTACAGAACAATTGAATGAATTATTTGGTGTCAATTATGATTATGATAAAAAGATGTTTTATGAAAAATTAAAACAACATATAGAATCAAATGTTCCATCAAATGTTCCAACACCAGCTTATAAAATAAATACAGGATTAGATCAATTACACTTGAATGTACCTATTATAGATGAAAATGGTAATTCAGTAAAATCTACAGAAATACCAAATGAAGATGGATATGTACAAATTGATTTGATGATTGGTGATTTAAATTTCATGATTAAGGCTTTATCTGGAGCACCAGAATCAAAGTACAAAGCTGCATTAAGAAATATTCTATTAATGAATATTATGTCACATAGTTATGAACCTACCGAAGATCCAAATAAGATGAAGAGATATCAAATGAATTGGAAAAAAGGTCTTCAAAGTGCGGACGTTATAACAAATGTAAAGGGTAAACAAGAAAAACAAAATATAAAAACTGTTTATACTGATATGGATGATGTTGCTGAATTTTTATTTGGCAAAAATGTAACATTTAATGATATTAACACTTTAGAAAAACTAATTAAATTAGTGAAAGGTAATACTTTTCGTTATAAAAACAAAAGAACTGAAATCTTAGATGATTTCAAAAAGGAATTGGATAGATTAAAAGTAAAGTTATGAAAAGAGCAACAGGAAAAAGCAATCTCGAAATAGTTAAAGATTATGTAGAGGGAAACCGACCATTTATTCAAGTTGGTTATGATCCTAACTTAAATAACAGTAAAAGAAAAGAAGGTGAAGAATGGGAAGATGGTCAAGGAAATAAATGGGTTTGGAAAAATGGAAGTAAAAGAAAAGTATCTAAACTTGGACAAATAAAAATTGATCAAAGATGTAGTATCTGTGATGCGGATATGAAATTTGGTAATTATCTTGATGATAAGTTTTATCCTAAAACAGGAAAATGTTATGATTGTAGCATTTCATTTGATAGTAAATTAAAAATATTGGGTGTATATGCGGATTATGAAAGATACAAAATCTATAATAGTATGCTTTCAGAGATGAAAGATTTTAAGAAAAATATTACTGATAGTATTGAATATTTAGAAAAAAATCCAGAAGAAAAATTACAATTTTTTAATGATGACGGTAGTCAAGAATTCTGGACAGATGATACTACACAAATACAAAAAGTATTGTCTGATTTAAAAGAAGATTTGAAAAACGTTGAAGAAAATATTTTAAAGGCAAATGAAGAATTGGCCAAATTAAATTATAATTCTGAAATTGAATGTAAAGCCAAACAAATGGTTTTAGATAAATTGAATAAATGAGTACACCAAAAACACTTAAAGAAGTAATTAAGGAGGAATATAAGAAATGTCTTGTAGACCCAATTTACTTCATGAAAAAGTATGTTAAAATTCAACATCCTATTCGTGGAACTGTAAACTTTGATCTATATCCATTTCAAGAAGAAGCTCTAACAGACTTGGTTGAACATGATTTTAATATTATATTAAAGTCTAGACAAATGGGTATTAGCACATTAACCGCAGCATATAGTTTGTGGTTGATGGTATTTCATAAAGATAAAAATGTTCTTTGTATTAGTATTAATCAAGAAACATCAAAAGAAATTGTTACCCGTGTTAGATTTGCAAACGACAATCTTCCGTCTTGGTTAAAAGTAAAAGAACAAGAAGATAATAGATTAAGTTTAAGATTGACAAATGGTTCTCAAATTAAAGCAGTATCATCTGCCGGTACATCAGGTCGTTCTTCTGCACTATCATTATTGATTATTGACGAAGCTGCATTCATTGATAATATTGAAGAAATTTGGTTGTCTGCTCAGTATACATTAAGTACGGGTGGTAGAGCAATCATGTTAAGTACACCAAATGGTGTTGGTAATTTCTTTCATCAAACTTGGATAAAGGCAGAAGCCAAGGAAAATAAATTTAATACAATTAGACTTCCATGGCATTTACATCCAGAAAGAGATCAAGCTTGGCGTGATAAACAAACAGAATTGTCCGGTGTTAAAGGCGCTGCACAAGAATGTGATTGTGATTTTAGTACTACTGGTAATGGAATTGTTGATGCGGCTACTATTGATTTTTACAAACAAAGTAAAGTAAAAGAACCAATAGAAATGAGAGGAATGGATCATGGGTATTGGATATGGGAATATCCTGATTATAGTAGAAATTATATAGTTAGTGCCGACGTTGCTAGAGGTGATGGTGCAGACTATAGTGCATTTCAAGTTATTGATGTTGAATCATTGACACAAGTAGCAGAATATAAAGGTCAAATTGGCACTAAAGATTATGGTAATATGTTGGTGAGTGTTGCTACTGAATATAATAATGCTTTATTAATCGTAGAAAATGCAAATGTTGGTTGGGCTGTATTACAACAAATAATAGATAGACAATATCCAAATACATTCTATAGTAGTGCGGATCTACAATATGTAGATGTAGAAAGACAATTGACAAATAAGATTAATAGAGACGAAAAGAAAATGATTCCCGGTTTTACTAATAGTCAGAAAACCAGACCATTATTAATTTCAAAATTAGAAACCTATTTTAGAGAAAGATCGGTAGAAGTAAGATCACTTAGATTTTTGGATGAATTGTCCGTGTTTATTTGGGACGGTAATAAAGTAGCTGCAATGAAAGGTTATAATGATGATTTAGTAATGGCAATGAGTATTGGATTATGGGTAAGAGATACAGCATTAAAATTAAGACAACAAAGTATGGATTTAAATAGATCGATGTTGGGAGGAATTACAAGAATTGGTGGAACTCAAAATATTTATAAAGCTCAAACAATTAGTAGCCAAGAAGCATGGCAAATGACAACAGGAAAAACTACAGATAAAAAAGAAAACCTAACTTGGTTATTGTAACATATTTATATATATAAAACTATGGCAAACGAAGAATTTCAAATATTAAAACAAAGATCTTTATATTCAAAATTAAAGAGACTTTTCTCCACTGATGCGGTAATTCGTAATGTTGGTGGTAAGAAATTGAAGGTAGTAGATACAGATGAAGTAATGTATGCTACAGATCGTAATACACTTAGAGATCGTTTTAATAGAATTAGAACATCCTCATATAACCAATATAGCAGAGATTTTACCTTAAGTTATCAAGCTGCTCGTATTGAATTATTTCGTGATTATGATACGATGGATATGGACCCAATCATTGCATCTGCATTGGATATTTACGCAGATGAATGTGTAACTAAAAATGAATTGGGTGAAATTCTTGTAATTCATTCAAGTAACGATAACATTAAACAAATTCTTTATAATTTGTTCTATGATATTCTTAATATTGAATTTAATATGTGGAGTTGGACTAGAAATCTTGTAAAGTATGGTGATTTCTATTTGAAAATGTATATTAGTCCAGAATATGGTGTTTACATGGTAGAACCAATTAGTGCATATAATGTTACCCGTGTAGAAAATAGTGATTTAACAAATAAGAACTATGTAAAGTTTCAAATCAATTTGCCAGAAGGTGGTAGATTAGAAGAATTGGAAAACTATCAAGTTGCTCATTTCAGAATGTTGAGTGATAGTAATTTTATTCCTTATGGTAAGAGTATTATTGAGGGTGGTAGAAGAGTGTGGAAACAATTATCATTGATGGAAGATGCAATGTTAATTCATCGTGTAATGCGTGCTCCTGAAAAAAGAATTTTTAAGGTTGACGTTGGCAATATTCCACCATCTGAAGTGGATCAATATATGCAAAGATTGATGGATAAAATGAAAAAAGTTCCATATATTGATGAAAGAACAGGTGATTATAATCTTCGTTTTAATCTACAAAACATGGTAGAAGACTTTTATTTACCAGTTCGTGGTAGTGATAGTGGTACTAGTATTGAACCATTGAGTGGTATGGAATTCAATGGTATTGATGATATTGAATATCTTCGTAACAAGATGTTAGCTGCATTAAAGATTCCAAAGGCATTTTTGGGTTACGAAGAAGATTTAAGTGGTAAAGCAACACTTGCAAGTGAAGATGTAAGATTTGCTAAGACTGTAAACAGAGTACAAAGAATTTTAATTAGTGAATTGAATAAAATTGCAATGGTACATTTGTATGCTCAAGGATATAAAGATGCATCATTGGTTGATTTTACATTAGAATTAACAAATCCTTCAGTAATTTTTGAAAAAGAAAAGATTGCTATTTGGCAAGATAAAGTAAATCTTTCCAAAGACATGATGGAAACCAAGTTGTTTAGTAAAAAGTGGATATATGAAAATGTATTTAAAATATCTGATGAAGATGTTGATATTCAAAAGAATGACTTGGTAGAAGATGCTAAACAATCTTACAGATTCAAACAAATTGAAGATGAAGGTATTGATCCAGCTAAACCATTCAATAAAATTAAACCAGAAGAAAGTGGAGGCGGAGAATCTGGGGGTGGTGAACCTGTCGGAGGAGAAATGGGTGGTGAAACAGGTGGCGGGGGTGAATCTGGCGCAAAATCAGATAGAGGAGAACAAGGTGCAGAATCTGGTGGTGAAACGCCAGCATTGACAGAAAAATCACTTAGATCATACAAAAGACCATCACAAAAAGGATCTCATAAAAAGAGAAAAGACAATACATTTGGTTATGATCCATTAGGAAGTAAAGAAAATGTATCACAATCTCAAACTGATCCAATTAGACAAGGTTCAAAAACCAAATCTCCATTGAGTTTAGAGGGTTTAAACGACTTTTTAAAAACTACTTCTCAAATCAAAACAGAACTTTTAAACGAAACAAAAAGTCTATCAATGTTAGACGAAAAAAATATTATTGAATAATCCATGTAAATAGTATATTAAAAATGATTTTTACTATAAATTTACTATATTTATAAAATAACGAAGATTAAATTATATGCACAAAGCTAAGCATTCAAAGTTTAGAAACACAGGAATATTGTTTGAATTGCTCACTCGACAAGTGACATCAGATATTTTGTCTGGAAAAGACGAATCTTTTGCCAAGAATATTCTATTCAAATACTTTTCTGAGAGTAAAGAATTAGGCAAAGAGTTACAATTGTATAACTTTTTAGTCAACGAAGTTGCCAAAGACGAAACTCAAGCTGAAAAGTATATTGAAATTGTATTAAAACAAAGAGATAAATTAAATCAAAAGTCATTAACATCTGAAAAATATAATTTAATCAAAGAAATCAAAGATGTTTATCCAATTAATGATTTATTTAAATCTAGTATTAAAAATTATAAAGTCTTAGCTTCGATATACAAAATTTTTGAAAATCATAGTGATAAAAATTCAAAGTTTGATGTAAAAGAAATTGTTACATCCAGAACTTGTATTGTTGAAAATTTGTGTGGCATTAAAAAAGTTACTAAAGAAACTGAAGACGAAATGATTAATGTTTATAAACAACAAAATGAAGAAGTTCGTCTTTTGAGTTATAAAATATTGGTCGAATCTTTAAATGAAAAATATAAAGATTTAGATTCAAGTCAAAAGAATTTATTGAAAGAATATATTAACAGTATAAGCAATACAAATTCATTGAAAACATTAATTGATAGTGAAGTAACTAATGTTAAGAAACAATTGGCTGAATTGACCAATAAAATTTCTGATGATGTTATTAAGATCAAGATTAATGAAACTGTAAAACAACTTGATAATGTTAAAAAATTTAATCTTGTCAAAGACAATCAAGTAATGGTTCTATTGTTATCATATGAATTGATAAAGGAAATCAAAAATCAACTTTAATATGAACGAAACAAAAGAAATTATTAAATCAGATGAATCTTTGAAACAAAAAATCAAAGAATTAATTAAACAAGTAATGGATGAAATCACTACAACTGGTGCAGTTGGTGCTATTTCTGTTCCTGCTTGGGTTTCTAAAAATAAAAAAGGTAGACCAGATGTAGCTACTTCTCTTGGATATACTCTTGCAAAACCAGTTAATGAAGCTGCTGAACCAGGTGCAGTTCCACAACCACAACAAGGTGGTGAAAAAGGACAAGAAGATCCAAATGTATATGATGCTAAGTTTGATTTGACAGATTTTGAAAGTAGAGTATCACAATCCACTCTACAAAATAAAGGAAATTTTCAAAACAAAATATTAAGCAAAATTGGAAATAAACAAGTTCAATTAAGAGCATCAAAAGGATATGGTCAACCAGAAAAAGATTATATAGTAAATGTTTCTGGTGTAAGTATTGATTTTTATTATGAAAAATATGTAATAATAATCAAAGGTAGAGAACAAGGTAAACAAAAGGAAAGTGAATACTTTGTCAAACCACCATATCAAATCAAAATTTTAGGTAATGCAGTTGTTACACCTTCCGCAAAGAAGAAACAACAACAAGCTCCAGCAACACCAGTTGCTCCTGTTGTACCAACAAACACTGCAACAAAAGGAGTATAAAATATATGAATAAAAAACTATTAGTAGATTGTATAACATTTGATGTAGATAAATCTGTACTTAAAGAAGCAATGACCAAAGGTGGTCCATTGGTTGTACAAGGTGTTCTACAAAGAGCCGAAGCAAAAAACCAAAATGGTAGAGTTTACGGTAAAGAAATTTTAGAAAGAGAAGCTCAAAAGTATGATGAAAATTTCATCAGAGAAAGAAGAGCACTCGGCGAATTGGATCATCCAGACAGTAGCGTTGTTAATTTAAAGAATGTTAGCCATAATGTAAAAAGAATGTATTGGAATGGCAACGATTTGATGGGTGAAGTAGAAATTTTAACTACACCAAGTGGTAATATTTTAAAAGAATTACTCAATTGTGGTATTAAGTTGGGTATTAGTTCCAGAGGAATGGGTAGTGTTAAAAAGAATGTACATGAAGGGACTGATGAAGTTCAAGATGATTTTGAATTGATTGCATTTGACTTTGTTAGCAATCCATCCACTAAAGGTGCATTTATGTTTCCATCTGGAGAACAATCCTTACAAGAAGGATTTGTAAAAAATCCATTAACAAACAAATGGGAAAATGTAGAAAATTTAATTAGAGACATTTTAGGAGAAATTAAATAATATTTATATCATATGATCAAACTAATTGAAATCGCAGAAGCATTGGGTATTACACAACAACCACAATCACCTCCACCAGTACCACAAGTTGTTGGAGAATCTCCTGCAGCAGTAAAAACTCTTACCAAAGAAGAAAAGAAAGCCCTTTATGAATTGGTAAATAACTACAATGAGTACGGCAAAGTTCTTTATGAATATCATCAATTGATGAAGATTGCAGAAAATATTGATAAAATTTCTCAATATGCAGAAACTTATGCATTGAATGAATGTGGTGATTGGATGCAAGAAAATACTGCAATTCGTCATTTCAAAGATTTGAAAAGAATGTCAGAAGCATTTAAAAAGAATGCAGCTAAATGTCAACAACAAAATTCTGAAATGGTAAGTTTGTATGAAGACATGGGAAATATTTTAGAAAAATATTTTGAAATCAAAGATTCCCAAAAATAAAAAATTTTAAATAGAAATGAAAAACCCCACTTTTTACAGTGGGGTTTATTTTTTAAATTTCTACTGAACCAAGTTCATCTATTTTATTTAACATGTCATTGAATGTTTTAAACAAATGTTTACTATCATTTATTAATAAAATATAATCATCATCTGTTTTATATATTTTATAAGTTATATCATCCATGTGATTTTGATTTCTTACTTTTAATACCATTCTAGCATCACCTTCAGGTTCAAAACCCATTCCAAGTAACATATCAATTTCTTTCCATTCCCATCCATTTGGATGATCTATATCATCCAATTTGTATTCTTTTTCCCCACTTTCTTTTGTAATAAATGATTTTAAGTGTGTCATAATTAATTGTTAATCTTAATTGCGTCTTTTATGAAACTGTATAATTTGTTTTTTATTTCACCTTCTTGAGTATCATTAGGAATTGGATCGGATAATTTATAACGAATTTCTGCTGAAGGTTTATCAAAGTCTTCTTCATTTTGATATTCAGTATACCATACACCATATTTGAAAGAATTCTTAGTGTCATCTTCTTCGTTTGTTAATTTTTTAATCACAAACTTAATTGTATTTTCATTGAATTCTTTATCAAAACTCAATTCCATACCAGATCCTGCATTTTTGTTATTGACTGGACCAGTTACTTCTGCAATTTTTGAAACTTCATATGGTTTAAAATCAAGTCCTTGATTTTTATTCAATTCATCTCTAAACTTAACATTTTTCTTATTAAGTTCAGCGGTTTCATTGATTATATTTGCGAATGATCTACGAAATATTTCTTTCAATTTTGTTCGTATTTCGTTCTTTTTTGCATCTGGTACATTTGCATACAATGCACGCAAATATCTTTGAACATCACCGTCAGTACATCCAAGTTTTTTACCAGTTTCTTTGTTGTAAATACATTTACCTTTTATTTTATATGGCATAATACAATAAATATCAAGATTTTTTATTACTTTCAATTTTTTATTTATATTTATTCAACAGTAATACGACATTTCCTTTGTCGCAACATATAATTAATTAATCTTCATTGAAGTTCAAATCCTCAATAACTTCACACAAATAAGGAAAATAAATATGTCAAATCTATTAAAAGAAGCTATTGCTGACGCTAAGGCTGTACGTGCTACAGCACTTGCAAATGCAAAAGCTGCGTTGGAAGAAGCATTCCAACCAAAGTTAGAAGCTATGTTAGCCGAAAAATTAAAAAACGAAATTGCAACCGATGAAAACGTTCACAGTTCCGAAATTGGAAAAGGAAAGAGCGTTGATTCATTCAAAACTCAATCTTCTACAAAAGATCCTCAAGGACCAGATAACGATATGGTATCTTTAGAAGAAGATTCAGTTGAAATCACTGATGAAGAATTGAACGAAATTCTTGCAGAACTAGAAGGTGAATTGGATGAGGCAGGTCAAGTTGATCCAAATGCACCAGTTGCACCAGCACCTGCTCCAGTTGAACCATCTGCTGCAGCACCTGCACCAGTTGAACCAATGGCTGCTCCAGTTGCACCAGCACCTGCTCCAGTTGATCCAACCGCAGTTGCACCAGTAGAACCAGCTCCTGCTCCAGTAGCCGAAGAAACTGAAGGAGATGAAGTAGTTGATCTACAAGAACTTCTTGATTCTTTGAACGAAGAAGAAACCGAAAAAGAAGAAGAAATGGAAGAATCTATCGTCAATGAAGAAAAGGAAGAAAAAGAAGAAGACGAAAAAGAAGAAAAGGTAGATGAAAAGATTGAAGATGAAAAGATTGACGAATCTCTTGAATCACAATTGAACGAAGCTATGTCTACAGTTCAATATCTACGTGATCAACTTAACGAAGTTAATTTGTTGAATGCAAAGTTGCTATATACAAATAAACTATTTAACAGCTTTAACCTCGACCAAAAGCAAAAACTTAAGGTTGTGGAAACATTCGACTTGGCTAAGTCCATCCGTGAAGTCAAGTTGAGTTATACTATTTTGTCCGAATCATATAGTTTAGGTGGATCAGTTGTCAAGAAAACTAATACAACTGCAAAAACAATCACCGAAGGTTTGGCAAGTAAACCAGTTGCATCAACAGCTCCTGCAAAGGAATTGATTGTAGAAAACAGCAACGTGATGGCTTCAAGATTCCAAAAGCTCGCCGGAATTAAGAAGTAAAAGTTAAATTAAGGTGAGTAAAAACTAACTATAAAATAAATTCAAATTATGAGTGATATTAAATCATTATTGACAAACAATATGAATCCACAGGCTAAGTTGATGACTGAAACCCGTGGATTGCAAAGCAAATGGGACAAGACTGGTCTTCTAGAAGGACTAGAAGGTGTCGATAAGGCACACATGTCCATCTTGCTTGAAAACCAAGCACAACAATTGTTGAACGAATCTACCGCTACTGGTACTTCTGCAAACAGTGAACAATGGGCTGGCGTAGCTCTTCCATTGGTTCGCCGTGTATTCGCTGAAATTTCCGCTAAGGAATTCGTTTCAGTTCAACCAATGAACCTACCATCCGGTCTAATCTTCTATCTAGACTTCAAGTATGGTACAACCCGTGGTGGTCTTCCAGGCCAAAACGGTTACAACGGACAATCATTGTTCGGTGGTAACGGCACCAAGCTCGGTTCTACCGATGCTGCTGTTAACGGTCTATACGGTGTAGGTCGTTATGCTTATACTGAAAACTATCAATCCGCTTCATTTACATTTACAACCGGATCTGCAACATTGAATGATCTTGACTTTGATTCTTCATTGAGTTCAAGTACTCTTTCATTCACTGGTGTAAAGTTGAGTGTAAACATCGGTTCAAATAGCCAAAACATCGATTTGAATGCTGTAAGAAGCTTTGCTTTCACCAGCGGTTCAATTGCTGCTACAAACATGGTAAATGAATTGACCAAAGTATACAACACTGGTTCACTAGCATCCCCATATTATAAGATTCAATTCATATATTCTGGTTCAATTGCTGGTTTCGGTGCTGGTACTGGTACTGGTTTACTAACTTACACTGTACAACCTACCGATAGTACCCGTGGTGACTTCGAAGATACCAATCCATTCAAGGGAACTGCTGGTGGTACATCTGGTATCAATCAAGGTACCGACATCAACATTCCAGAAGTTAACTTGGAACTTAAGAGCGAACCAATCGTTGCTAAGACCCGTAAGTTAAAGGCAGTCTGGACCCCAGAATTGGCTCAAGACTTGAATGCTTACCACAGCATTGATGCAGAAGCAGAATTGACTGCTCTTTTGAGTGAATATGTATCAATGGAAATTGATCTTGAAATCATGGACATGTTGATCAGTGCTGCTCCAGCATTGACAACTGAAGGATGGTCTGCAGTAATCGGTAAGGATATCATCAAGGGTGCAAATGACTCTAATGGTCTTCCAACATTCTCAGTAGATACCGCAGCAGCAAACAAGACTGCTTACGTAAAGAGCACCTGGTTCCAAACTCTTGGTAACAAGATCCAAAAGGTCTCTAACAAGATTCATCAATTGACTCTACGTGGTGGTGCAAACTTCCTAGTAGTAGGTCCAGACGTAGCAACCATCTTGGAATCAATCCCAGGATACGTTGTTAACACTGACGGTGATTCTGCTAAGTTCGCAATGGGTGTAAGTCGTGTTGGTAGCTTCGCAAGTCGCTTCCAAGTCTACAAGAACCCATATATGCAAGAAAACACCATCTTGATGGGCTTCCGTGGAAATAACTTCCTAGAAACCGGTGCTGTATATTCTCCATACATCCCACTAGTACAAACTCCATTGGTATACGATCCAGTCAACTTTACTCCACGTAGAGGTGTATTGACTCGTTATGCTAAGAAAGTTGTTCGCCCAGAATTCTACGGCAAGATATATGTTTCCGACTTAGATCAAATCTAATTCATATTAACATAGTTTAATCAATAACCCTCACAGTAAAATGTGAGGGTTTTTTATTGCGTTTTTATTAAAATTCAAGATATTTATGGTAAGGTATGAAAATAGGTATTTACAAAATTACAAATTTAAAAAACGGAAAATTTTACATCGGTTCATCAAAAGATATAGACAGAAGATGGTGGGAACATATAAATGAATTAAATAAAAATATTCACATAAATAAAAAATTACAAAATTCATGGAATTTTTACGGCAAAGATAATTTTAAATTTGAAGTAATTGAAGAATTAAATGATGAACAAATATTATTGGAAAGAGAACAGTATTATTTAGATACATTTCAACCTTATAGAAACAATATTGGTTATAATATTGCATTAAGTTCTTCAGGAGGAGATAATTTTACACATAATCCAAATAAAGAAACTATAAGACAACAATTATCTGAAATGTATTCGGGAGAAAATAATCCTATGTTTGGAAAAAAACATAATAATGATAGTATTATAATTCAAAAACAAAAAGCATTAGGTAGATTTACTTTAAATTGGTTCGTTGAAAAATATGGAATTGAAATTGGAACTATAAAATATGAAGAGAGGAGAAATAACTTATCTTCAAGAAAAATAAATTACTCTTATGATAATAATAAAACAGGTAAAAAACAAGGTCCAATGAATGAAAACAGAAAAACAAACATATCTCTTTCAAAAAATAATAATAAAAAAATAAAACATGAATTATATCAAGACATATTATCCAATCAATATACAATTAAAGAACTTTCAATTAAATATAATTTGAGTGGAACTACTATAAAATATCACAAACGAAAGATAAAATTATAGCA